TGTTCCAGCGGTTCGGCGTCAACGAGATCACGGACGATCTGCTGAACCAGGGCGTGACCGTGAAGGTCAACGTGGGCATCGGCGCCACCAATCCTTCGATGAAGCTGCGCAATTTCGCCATGGGCGCGGACATCCTGGGCAAGATATTCGGCCCGGCCGCCGCCATGGGAGCGAATTTCCAGGAGGTGTCGAAGGAGGTCTTCGCGCTGCTGGGCTACAAGGACGGCGCGCGGTTCTTCGAGCCTGACTTTGATCCGCGCGTGGTCATGATGCAGCAGCAACTGGCCAAGGCGCAGGGCAAGGGTGGCGGCGAGGATGGCCAGTCGAAAGTGCAGTCCGCGAAGATCACGACCGAGGGGCGGATCAAGGAACAGCAGATGAAGTCCGCGACGGATGAGAAGCTGGCCGCGATGGAAATGCAGATGAAGCAACAGGAGGAGCAGGGCGAGACGTATCGCGCCTGGCTTGGGTATCAGCGTGAGTTGGAGACGCTGCATGCGCAGCCGGTGCATCCGGCGGTTAGAGGAGCGGGGTTGTGAAGAAATGGGAAGGCAGCAAGGAAGACCAGAAGGTTGACCGCGCTGGCGAGAAACGAACCGGCATGACCCACAAGCAGTGGGAGGCGTCGCCGCAGGACAAGAAGGCGGACGCGGCGGCACAGAAGAAGATGGAGAAGAAGGGGAAGTGAGCGTCACCTTCGACGAACTGTCGGCCGCAGTGGTGGATTGGAACGTCACGCGGCAGCGGTTCGTTGTCGGGTCGAAGTGGCAGGCGGCCAGTGATCTGCGCGACATTGGCTGCTTCAAGGACGCGGCGGATCGTTTGTCCGTGTTGGCCGGGCGGTTGGAGATGGAGAAAAAGTGAGCGACGCCGCGTGGCGCCTCACCGATGTTGCCCACATCGTGGGTAAGATGATCTCCAGGAACAAACGCATACAGGCGGCTGTCATGAATGATGGGCGAACCGTCGCGGTTGGCATTCCGTTTTTGTCGCGATCCGTGTGGGTGCGACGCGGCGCGTATCGGATGAACATCGAGCGCGTTGATGAGGCAATGGCGTGGGTGCAAGCGCCGGCCGAAAAAAACGAGATGAGGTGTTTTGAGTGAGCGACGATCCCTACCTTTCCCCCGACGATTTGGACCGCCTGAAGTCTCGCGACACGCGCTTTGCCGCGCTGCACCTGGGCATCGAACTCGAACACGAACTGACGAACAGCATCGCCGTGCGGACCATCATGGCGGCGGTGCGGGCCGATGCGGACGCGGCGATGGAAGCGTTGGCGACCGTTAGCCCGGCGGATCAACACGCAGTCGCTTTACATCTTGTGCAAGTGTCTACACTGGTGTATATACGGCGCGTTTTGGATCGCATCCTGCGTGCCGGCGCTGCCGCCGAGGAGGCGATCCGTTCCGAGGATCAGGCCCATGGTGGTGAATGAGCGGCACTGAAATCGACCTGCCGGAGACCATGCGCGTTGAGGACGCGGACGATGCCGCGCCTGTAAATCGCCAGCCTTCGCCCCGTGATCTGATAATGCAGTCCATCGCGGATCGGCATAACGCGGTTCGTGAGCAGGAACTGGCGCAGGCGGCGATTTACGATCAGGACGCGCGGGACGCGGGGTTGTCGCTTCCCGACGATGAACCAGAACCGCCGCCGGTAGCCGTCGATCCTGTGCAAGAGCCTGCCGCGCCTCCTCGGCAGGATGCGCCCGCTCCGGCCCCGGTGGCGGCGCCACAGCTTCGCACCGTCGATATGGACGGCAGCCAGTGGACCGTCACGGAAGACCAGTATCAGCAGCTTGCGCGGCTGGGCATGGTCACGCAGCGGGCGTTGCAGGAGTATCGGGCGCCAGAACCACAGCCGGAGCCGCAGCGCCCGCTGGTGGACCCGGAGCGCATCCGCGATGCGGTCAAGCGCATCCAGTATGGCAACGAGGATGAAGCCGCCGCCGCACTGACGCAGGTTGTGACTGATGTTGCCTCGCGCATCCCGACCGCGCCCGCCATTGATCAGAATGCGTTGCAGGCGCGGGCCGCGCAGTTTGCGGTTCAGCAGGTCAGCGCGCAAATGCAGTTCGCGGCGGACAAACAGATCATCGCGTCGGAGTATGCCGATATCATGGGCAATCCGGCGCTGTCCGAACAGGCGGCGAAAGCCGTCCGAGTGCTTGGCGCTCTCGATGCCTCTGAAGGCAGGAAGCGCCCTGATATCGAAATCTACAGGGAGGCAGGCGACCTCGTGAGAAGTCGCAATCAACTGCCTCGGCCTGGGACCGATGCAACACCCCCATCGCCCGGTCAGTCGGCGTCCGTGGCATCCCGTGCGGATGTCGTAGAGCGCAAGAGACAGGCTCCCCGAATGACGCAGGCGATTGACCGCCGCGCGCCGCAACCGGAAGCCTCTCGCGCCCCTACCGGAGCCGAGATCGTCGATCAGATGCGTCGCCAGCGTGGTCAAGCCTCGATGAGGTAGGATCAACACTCCATGGCTGGACAGCTTTGGGGCGTCAATTCACTCGGCGGCTACATGTACTCGCTGGAACTGTCGGACATCCTCCGCACAGCCGTCCAGCCCCTGTGCAAGTTCCGCCAGTTATTTGACGCCAAGGACTTCACCGACAAAGGCCTTCACAAGGTCCAGATTTTCACCTGGAAAGTCTACAACGACGTGGCCACGCAAGGCACGACGCTGGTGGAAACCAGCACGATCGCGGAGACCAACTTCACGATCGCGCAGGGCACTGGCACCGTCACCGAACTCGGCCAGTCCGTTCCGTATACCGGCTTCCTCGACAACCTGTCGAAGCATCCGGTGCAGGAAATCATCGACAAGGTGTTGAAGAACGACTGCAAGAAGGCCCTCGACGGGCAGGCTTGGTATCAGTTCCTCAGCACGCCGCTGAAGGTGGTTGCCTCCGGCGCCGCGTCCACCGGCACTTCGTCCACGTCCGTCACGCTGACGACCAACGGCACGGCGACTCTGACCAACTCGGTCGCGTTCTCGAACCTGCACGTCAAGGCGATCGTGGACGTGATGAAGGAGCGCAACATCCCGCCGTACATGGGTGACGAGTATTTCGGCATCGCATGGCCGACGACCTGGCGCCCGATGAAGAACAACCTGGAAGGCATCTACCAGTATCGGGATGAAGGCTTCCAGATGATCTACAACGGCGAGATCGGGAAGTATGAAGGCGTCCGCTTCATCGAGCAGACGAACATCCCGCACGGCAACTACTCGTCCGGCAACTATGCCTCGTCGTCGTCCTTCAACGCCTGGACCAACGGCCTGAGCGACTGGATTTACTTCTTCGGCGAGGATACCGTCGCGGAAGCCCTGGTCGTGCCGGAGGAAATGCGCGGCAAGATTCCGTCCGACTATGGGCGGAGCAAGGGCATCGCCTGGTATTATTTGGGAGGTTTTGCCTTAACGCAGACGCAGGCGTTGCAGGCGCGCATCGTCCAGTGGTCCTCGGCGGCGTAAGGGAGGGTTGAGACATGGCATCAGGCGCATACGACCATCCCTCCTTCCTGACGCGGCAGGCGATCGGCCTGGGCGTCAGCACGGCGGGCGCGAACGGCACCTCCGGGGGCCGGGCGTTCATCTCCAACATGCGGTTCCGCAAGTATTCGGCGACGGTTCGCGTTGCCGGCACCTCCTCGGGCGCCGGTCATTCGGCCATCATCTTGTGCGTCGGCACCTGCTTCACCGGCTACAACGGCACGGCGATCACCACCAACACGGGTACCACGACCATCGGCACGCTCGCGCTTGGTTCGTCCCTGGCCTACACCGTCAGCACCTCCACCGACATGAACACGATGGTTCAGGCCGGCTCGGTGCTGGTGATGAAGAATGGCACCGACGCCACCGGCACCTACGACGTGACCCTGGAAGCCTACCTTGATCCGGGTCCGAACACGTCCTGGACCGGGCCGAACAACTGATGCCGACGCTCAAGGCGAACACGTCGTTCCTTGGCCAGCTTCCGGAGTTCTCCCGGACTGGTCAAGATGACATGTCGGACTACCGGCCGGTGCCGAGTGGCGACCGTGGCAACGCGGCCTACACCGACAAGGGCATGCTGGGGTCGTTTCGCTCGAAGGAGGGTCCGTTCGCGGACCCTTCCGACGTGCGGCACTTCACCGGCTACGGTGCCGACATGGGCGACTTGGAGCGTGGGTATCAGGTGCCCATGATCCGCGATGACCCGGCTTATCAGTTGGACAACTACAAGGATCGCTCCACGCTCCCCATGTTGTCCGATGAGGATGAGGGCGGCGACGACGTTGCCGACGACTTCGCATTCCGCCGGAAGAATGAACGGGCGCGAGGGTTCCTGACCCGTCCGCGCATTCCGACAGATCGATAAGGAGATTTCGATGTCGAAGGACGCAGCCGATATCAAGCCGAAGTTCGTTCCCATGGATGCGCTGATGCCACGGGACAACAGCGGCGGCCCCAACTTCCCCTCGCATGCTGGCGAGTTCGGCGACGGCGGTCATGTGACCGGCCCGAAGTCGTATCTGTCGGCGAGCGGCGGCAAGAAGGCCGACTAAAAGAAACGGCACCGCGTCACCTGCGCCGTTAGTCGGAAACGCCCGTGCAACCCCGCTGTCTATACCTATGTCGTGCAGTACACTCACTGCCTAAACGAGCTCAACGCGCGGGCCGGGGCGGAGACGTTTTGGGCGATACCAAGACGGACGTGGAAGGTGCGGTCGGGTATGCGGTCAGCCGTTCCAA